CCTTTTTGGAGAAGTACAACAGTATCTTGATAATCCTCTGGCACCTACTCGGTCTTTACGCCCAGTAGCTAAGCCTGAGGGTCTGCCTAGTACTCAAGAAGACACTGCTGTTGAAAGTTCTTTAAGACCTAAGATGAGACCTTCTTTTTCTGAGGGTGGCCTTGCTACGGGTAGCAGTGTCCTTGACATGGACGCAGAAGACTTTGAGTTCTATATCAAGGAAATGGGTTACGACAGAACTGACCCAAAGAAAGCTAAGTTCCTTCGTGACGAATGGACTAAAGCTAACACTCTTGGTGGAAAAGCTGCTGCTGTTTACGAAAAAGCTACGGCTGTACCGGAAGGTAGAACCAGAATGGGTATCCTTCCTTTTACCAAGCCTGAGGGTGTGACTGGTAAAGAAGCTATCCTTTCTGGTCAGACTGAGTTAGCTTTCCCCGGTCTTATTACTGGTGTAGGGGAAGAAATTAGTAAAGCAGTAACTACTGGTGAAAAGATGACCAGTGGTATTAGCACTACTCAAGAAGAGCTAGAGCAAGCAGGGACTACTGTCGGTGAGCTTGCTATGGGTGCTTCTGCTTTTAACAGGGTTCCAGAAGGTTCTTTAAGAATCTTTGGTGGGTTCTCAAAAGCAGTAGCTCCGGGTAAAAAGTCTACAGGTGAAAACCTCTTCCCTACTTTAATTACTATCGGAGCTGATAAAAAGAAACGGTTTGAAATTGATGATTCTCAAGCAGAATTTAAACCGTACAATGTTAAATACCTCAGCGGTAAAAAGATAACTAACAATGATATCTTAGCCTATGATTCATACAGGAAAGGTACAGGCCCTACTGTTGGTTTAAAGTTCTCACCTTTAGAAGACATACTTGACCACGAAGAACTTTTCTACCAGTACCCTGCTCTTAAAGATATTAAGGTAATTGTCGACGAGGACTTAGAGGGTACTAATACTCTCGGTTACTTTGAAAGAGGTAACAATCTAATTGCTGTAGCACCTAGTGTTGCAAAAAATACAGACCAATTTAGAAAGACTTTAATACACGAGGTACAGCACAAAGTCCAAGAACTTGAAGGTTTTACCTCAGGCACAAACCTTTTTACAAAAGAAGTAGCTGACTACGCAAAGAATATAGTAAAACCAGAAAGAGAGGCAAAAGAGGAGCTTGCCTACGAAAAATATCTAGACGACTTAAGAGCTTTTAAAAGTTTTGACTACTCTAGGCCATTTTTGAAGTTTAACTCTTTTCTATCAGAAGTTGCTGAAAACAGAGGCTTGCCCTTTAAAGACTACATTTCTATGACTCACAACGATGTTAATCCTTGGGGTGAGACTGAAGAGTTGTGGCAGCTTTTATACCACAAAGAAAAAGTCCTTGAACTAGAGGACAAGATAACTCGGGCAATAGACCCTTCTGAGGAGGCTAGAAAAGATTTAGGCCCTCTTATTCAGTATGTTTTAAAAAACTTAAAATTAAATGAGACTGAAAAAGAGCTTTTTAAAGAGTACTACGGAAAGACTTTTGACCGTAATAAAAGAAGTTCCGAATTTCTTTCTGACCTTGGTTTTATGGCTGAACCAAAGAAACCTTCTAAAAGTTCCTTTGCGTCTGTACTGGATGCAAGTGAAGCCTATCGTAGAAAACGAGGTGAAACAGAGGCAAGGAATGTTTCTAGTAGGCTCGACTTTACAGAATTTGAAAGAACTAAAAGACTTCCTTCTTCTACAGAAGATTACCCAAGAGACAAGCAATGGGGTGACCCCGGTTTTGCAAAAGGTGGCTTAGCAATGGACGATCAAATGTACAAACTCTTCATGGCTCGTGGTGGCCTGAAGGATGACGGAATGAACATGGACCCAATTAGCGGTAATGAAGTTCCTCCCGGTAGCTTAGCACAGGAGGTCCGTGATGATATTCCTGCTCAGCTTTCTGATGGAGAGTATGTCGTTCCTGCTGATGTAGTGAGATACTACGGTGTAAAGTTCTTCGAGGACCTACGTCAAGAAGCTAAGTCTGGTCTGTCTGGCATGGAAAAGGATGGCCGTATCGGTGGGGAACCTGCCCCTGACATGCCCTCTGACATGCCTGCTGGTTTAGGTGGGGAGATGCCTGAGGGTGACAACATGCCTGAGGGTGATATCACACCGGAAATGTTTGAGGCATTGATGGCACAGGCTGGTAGGGGTCAAGCTCCTCTTAGGATGGCGACTGGTGGTGTGGCTACTGTTTCTAATAACCCCTTTAACCTTCTTGGTTCTCAGACAGATTTATTAGGTAATACTATCACTACAGGTAGTTATACTACAGGCCAAACTGCCGAAGAACCTACGGGTGATACAGCAAAAATTGAATCTCAACGGACATTCCCTAACCAAACAGGGATGCCCGGTTATTCCGCTCAGACTATGGGCATAGTTGGTAGCCCGACTATTGCTCAAATCGGAACAGGTATCCCAGCCTACGTATACCGTTACATTGACCCTCTGACTGGTAAACTCATTGACGTAAAGCCCGGTGAAACCCCTCCTCCCGGTGCAATTCCTGTTGAAACAGTCCCAGTTGAACAAGAAGAGTACGATGAGGATAATAACTGGCAAAAACCAGAAGAAAAGCCATACGATCCAACTAATGTCAGAGGCATGAACTACAATGACCCTGTTGCAGGTGCTCAGGCTTCCTATGATAGTGCTTTCGGGTCTGGTGGTGTCCTCGGTGTAGCAAGTAAAGCTCCCGGTATAATTGGCTTTGCTGCGGGTGGTATCCAAGAACTAAACAGAATTAACGCTATCTCACAGATTAACGGTCAGCTTTCTTTAACTGAGGCAAGGTTTGGTAAAGACTCGGCAGAAGCTGCTAAAGTTAGATCACTTCTGGATGATGCTCTTGAGAAAGCTAAGCTGGACAACATCCTTCCTGAGAACTGGTATAATGGTACCGGAAGGGTTAATGGTGCCTACAAAGATTATAAAAAGAATGGCGGTACTCTGTCTTATGCTGACTGGTTAAGTGGTGGTGCTGCTGTTTCTCCGACTAGTAAGCCTACAGGTAAGACTCCTGCTACTTCTACTGTTACTCCTAAACGGGGTGGTACTTCCTCTGATGTAAGTAAAGGACCAAGGACGACAGCCCTTCAAACTAAATTTGAGGAAGATAGGCAGAATCGCAGAGATGATGCAGAAAGTAGGGCGGCTGATATTTCTAGAGCAGCAGAAAGTAGTGGTAGAACAGTAGCAGAGGTTGCTAGAGAAAGAGCACCTTCTACGTCTAGAGACCGTAACATTGGTTCTGGTCGTGGAGGAACTGCTATGAGTTCCGATCCTGTCTCAGCACAAGACGCTTTTGATCCCCGTAATATGAACAAAGGCGGCTTAATGAAAAGGAAATCCCCAGTAAAGAGAAAGTAATAAATAATAACACCTAACTCAAATCAATAACTATAAGGCTACCCGGTGTAAAATACACTGGCCCCAACATAACAAAGGAACATACTATGCCCCAACTTGATGCTGTTGTAGAGCAAAAGACTGCTGGTTTTGTTGACACATCTTCGAACAGAGCAAGACGCCAAGCTAAGCTAGAGAAAGAGGAAGAAGAACTGGCTAAGCTGATTGCAGGTGATACCTCTGATGATGATGAGGAAGAAGATAACTCCACTGAGGAAACTGTCCAGACAAGACAACAAAACGATGAGGATGATTCCAACCTTAGTGCAGAAGAAAGAACCTTCAAGCAACGCTACGGTGATGTACGGAAACATCTAGCAGAAAAAGAGAAAGAGTACCAAGCCCGTATCGAAGAACTTGAGACACGCTTGAAGAAAGGACCTCAAGGTATTCGGCCCCCTAAGTCTGATGAAGATATCGAACAGTGGGCAAGGCAGTATCCTGACGTAGCTTCTATTGTTGAGACTATTGCAGCAAAGAAAGCTAAGGAACTCTTCTCTAGTGCAGAAAGTAGGTTCCAAGAGTTAGACCGTATTCAGTACGAGACTGAACGTAACAAAGCTGAGAATGCTATCCGTTCTGCTCACTCTGACTTTGACCAACTCCGTGACTCAGATAAGTTCCATAACTGGGCAGCAGAACAACCCAAGTGGGTACAAGACGCTCTCTATGAGAACTCTGACGATCCTGACAGTGTTATCCGTGTGATTGACTTGTACAAGGTTGACCACGGTAAGACCCCTAGTGACTACAAGCGGAAAGCTAAAGAAGCCGCTAAGACAGTCACGAAGGGACAACGAACAAAGGTTGATGCTGATGGCTCTGAGGGTGTATTCAGGGAATCGCAGGTAGCTAAGATGTCCGCTAAGGAATACGAAGCTAATGCAGAAGCTATCGACCAAGCAATCCGATCAGGTAAGTTTATGTATGACTTGTCTGGTGGAGCACGGTAAATAAAGAGTTGACAACACGTTATTAGTTGTTATAACTAGGAGTACAAACTAAAAGCCCTCTAATGAAACTACGAGTTTCTCTGGCCCGAGCTACCTTTTGGTTTGTACTTTTCCTAGTAAATCTAAGCTTAACATCTACTTCAGGTCCCACCTGTCGAAGTATAGGCCCAGTAAGCATTCATCGGCCAAATGTATGCCTATTGCACCCTAGAAAAAGACAGCCGCCTCTAAGAAGTGTTTAGCTCGCCTGTAAGCAGGGTGTTCTGCTAAAGGCAGATCATCTTCTTCACATCAAAGCCAAACATCCAAGGAGGACTCATTATGGCTTTTGCTTCTGCTTCGGGGTACGGTAACCTTCCTAACGGTAATTTCTCGTCGGTTATCTATTCCAAAAAGGTCCAGCTTGCATTCCGCAAGAAGGCCATCTCTGGTGACATCACCAACTCGGACTACTTCGGTGAAATCTCGGCTCAAGGTGATACCGTTCGTATCATCAAGGAACCGGAAATCTCGGTGTCGTCCTATGCCCGTGGTACTCAGGTCAACGCACAAGACCTTGACGACGAAGACTTCTCGCTTGTCATTGACAAAGCAAACTACTTCGCGTTCAAGATTGACGACATTGAAGAAGCACACTCGCATGTGAACTTCATGGACCTTGCCACCAACCGTGCAGCATACCGCCTTGCTGACCAGATGGACCAAGAAGTTCTTGGCTACCTGTCGGGTTACAAGCAGTCGGCTCTGCACGCTTCCGCTGATACTGTGAACGATCAGGTGAATGGCACGAAGGCTGTTGATACGGCTGGTAGTGACGAACTCCTGTCGAGCATGAAGCTCAAGAAGGGTGACTTTGGTAACATCACGACTGCTTCGGCTGGCGATCATTCGATCCCTGTTGCTGCACGTCTTCCCGGTGCTACTGCTCTTCCGACTGCTTATGTTTCCCCTGTCATGCTTATCAACCGTATGGGCCGTCTGTTGGATCAACAGAATGTCGATAAGGATGGTCGCTTTCTGGTTATCGACCCGGTGATGATGGAAGTCCTGAGCGATGAAGACTCGCGTTTCCTGAATGCTGACTTCGGCACTTCGGGTGGTCTGCGTAACGGTCTGGTTATCAGCAACTGGAACGGCTTCCGTGTCTATGTCTCGAACAACCTTCCCTCCGTGGGTACTGGTCCTGCTACCACTGGTACAGCCAACCAGAATGCTAACTACGGTGTGATTGTTGCAGGTCATGACTCGGCTGTTGCAACCGCTGAGCAGATCAACAAGACCGAAACGTATCGTGACCCTGATTCGTTTGCTGACATCGTGCGTGGTATGCACCTCTATGGCCGTAAGATTCTGCGTCCTGAGGCTCTTGTCAACGCTAAGTACAAC